TCTTCGAGAATAATCAAACCATGCACCCCATTAGCAATGGTGGGTCGAATTCCCTTTGTAAATTCTCCTGCTAGAGAAACGCAACAATCATCAACTTTAGTATAATTCATAATTAATCTTCTTCTTCAATCACAATTGCCATTTCGGATTGGGGTCTTTTATTGAATTCTTCTTCGGTAAGTGGTTTATCATTCAAATACCATTCTTTACTCCCATCCTTACATTCAACTGCTGGTCCATCTAGCCGATGACGTTTCCCATCAACATACCATTCTTTACGTCCATCAGCACTTTCAACCGCTGGTCCATCTAGCCGATGAAGTTCCCCATCGACATGCCATTCTTTATATCCACTAACGTATTCAACTGCTGGTCCATCAAGCCGATGAAGTTCCCCATCGACATGCCATTCTTTATATCCATCAGCGTATTCAACTGCTGGTCCATCAAGCCGATGAAGTTCCCCATCAGCATACCAAAATTTATGTCCATCAGCAACTTCAACTGCTGGTCCATCTAGCCGATGACGATACCCATCAACATACCAAAATTTACGTCCATCAGCAATTTCAACCGCTGGTCCATCTAGCCGATGGAGGGTGGTCATCTCTCGGTCTTTGTAGTAAAACTTATTACCATATTTGGTAGTGTGGATGTATTGTTCTTGTTGCATATGTTTATTATATTTTAGTTCCTGATCTTTGTAGTTCGATTTATCAGCCATATTAGTTTTTATCTCTTTCCTTCAATCACAATTTCCATTTCGGGTTGGGGTCTTTTGTTGAATTGTTCTTCTGATAGACATTCCCCATCGACATGCCATTCTTTATATCCATCAACGTATTCAACTGCTGGTCCATCAAGTCGATGAAGTTTCCCATCAATATACCATTTTTTACTCCCATCCTTCCATTCAATCGCTGGTCCATCTAGCCGATGATGTTTCCCATCAACATACCAGTCTTTACTCCCATCCTTCCATTCAATTGCTGGTCCATCAAGTCGATGAAGTTCCCCATCAACATACCATTCTTTACTACACACTTTACTTCCATCAGTATCTTCAATCGCTGGTCCATCAAGTCGATGGAGTTTCCCATCAACATGCCATTCTTTACTCCCATCCTTCCATTCAATTGCTGGTCCATCTAGCCGATGACGTTTCCCATCAACATACCATTCTTTACGTCCATCAGCACTTTCAACCGCTGGTCCATCTAGCCGATGACGAATGGTCATCTTTTGATTTTTGTAGTAACGCTTATCTTTGTATTCGTTAATGTGAATGTATTGTTCTTGTTGCATCATTTTAGTATATTTTAGTTGTGTTTTTATGTTGCTAGTTTAATTTGTAGTTACTACTTTTATGGTTTTTGAGAATCGTTATCGTTGTCGTTGTCATAAGTATCGTCGCCTTTGATTGTGTAGTCGGGGTCGCTACAGCCGAAAAAGCACTGCCACCAAATAGCAAATACTATAGAAGATGCAAGCCAAATTGTTGTAATTGCGAATAATATTTTCATATTGTGATATTATTGTTTTGCTCTGTAGTATGGGTGATTTAAGATTCTGTAGTGTAGACTATCAATGAGATTGTAGTCTCCATTATTTACCGCTTTATCAAACTCAACGAGTAAATCGTTAAGTGACTCTGGTTTCTTAATGCTATCGTAGGCTTTGCGAAAAGCTTCCCCAACAACAGGTCTCGGTACGTCACCCTTTCCTGCTCCAATTCCGTTTATCATATAATTTATTGTTCTACCTTTTTTAGTTTTTGATTTGGTGGAACCCCTTGTTACTCTGCTGCGGCGCTGCCGTCAATACTTTTTTTCAGAAAAATAATTCGCTCTCAAGAATAGCGATCAGTTCTCCAAAACAAGAAGTAGATTCGACAATCGTATTATCCGATAGATCAAACTCTTCTTGAATCAATTCCTTAAATTGTTCAAAGGCTTCGGGCTCAAAGAACGAGATGAACTCTTCCCGATATGGGGGGTTCATAGGGTGGCCATACATGTCCTCGAGTATGGCGGAAATAGCATTTTTAATGTATTGTCGATTGGCGATCATAGTCTGTGTTGTTGGAAAAATCGTGCGATTAAGGCGGCATCCACCATGCCGTCATGGGGCACTCTGCTGCGTAAGGTAGCAAGCCAGCCTTCTTTAGGCCAGTGCGTTTGTGCTTTTGACAAGGCGATTACTTTGGTCTGCCCTTTTGGGAGCTTCTTCCCTAGTTCGACATCCTGCCATTCCTTAACCTGTATCCGGTAAATGGAATAGTTCTTCGCTTCGCATGCACCTAAAATCTTGCCAAATGAAATGCTCATGGAGCGCATGGCTTGAGAGGACTTGGCGTGCTTGAGTGGCTCCTCAATGCAGACAGCGAGGCTATGTCTAAAAGGCTCTAGCCATGCCAGCACTCCGCTGATTCTTACTTCGGTCTTCCCATCATCTTCAGAGACTGGCATTGGGATAGATTCAATGTATGAACCGTCGTGCCCGCTGATAGCGCAAAGGCCACCGCTAATCCCATTATCAATGCCGACTACCACATTGGGTTTGGGTCTCATGAGTCGACTTCCTCCGCTTCGATTACCACGCTGGCCCCACCATTGGCGGCTTTTGCATTATTGAGTATTGAAATATCAATGCTCAGCCCACCGCCATTTGCCCCGCTACCTTTGGGGTTGAGCCCTAAGTTTCGACGAATCAGTTGGTCTAGCTCAGAAAGCTCACGTACGGTTCTAGGGCCGCGCACGTTCATCATGTTATCCCGTAGCATCTTGATTGCAGAAGACGCGACGTATGCCTGATACTTATCAGCCGGACTGGATTGGTTTTCAGCCACTTCTAGCAGCGTCTGTTGCTCTTCATCGCGGGCGGCCATACGGGTATCCGATACCGTCTCCGCTATAACAGATTCCAGATTCTTCTGGAAGGGTTCGGATACTGGCTCCGGTTCAGGCTTCGGGGCCTTCTTGCCCGCTAGCTTTAGCCAGCGGCAGATGGTGTGCTGGCCAACACCCAATTCCTCAGCAATACGGGCCTGTCGCCAGCCGGAATCAAATAGATCGTAGCACCTTTGGTGGGCCTCCGCAATGACTTGCTGCTTCCGAATGTTCTCTTCTCGAACCTTTTGAGTTTTGGTTTTAGCCTTTTTAACAGCTTTTCGTTTTGGGATGGTGGCACCTGCTGACATGGCGAGGGGAGATGAACACAAAAACAATCACTTGTCAAACCTTTTTTATTACTGTACGATAAATCGCATGGGCAGACCAAAAAAACTTAATTCGGATAAGGCATCCACCTCAGTACTAGAGCCAAGAATTGATTCAGCAAGCAAAAAGATGGACGTTGGGGGGTACCTGATACCCATTACCAATACGCTTACCGCTCTATTGTGGGGGTACGCAAACCACCCATCGCCAAAAGCTAAGGAGTACTACTTCTGGCGCATCGCTGACCTGCTCTGGAATAAGGATGACCTGCCTGAGCACATGTTTGTGCGGCATCCGTGGGCGGATAAGATCGTCCATGAGTGCATCAACAACAAGTACTTGGCAATCGGTGGGGCTGCGTCCAGCGGGAAATCGCATACGCTTGCCGGATACGGGATCATAAGCTGGCTTGCCGCGCCTAGGGATACGTTGGTGCTGCTTACGTCCACTACGTTACGGGAGGCCCGCAAGCGTGTCTGGGGCTCCGTTATCAGCCTACTCTCGGTAATTGATGGTGCGCCCATCAATATCCGAGACTCAATTGGATCTGCCAACTATGTCGACGAGAAGGGCACGACCTTCGATCGAGCTGGTCTATCGCTGATTGCCGCTGAAAAAAGTAGGACAAGAGAGGCAATTGGGAAGTTCATCGGTCTTAAACAAAAACATGTGATCCTAATTGGTGACGAGTTGGGTGAGCTCTCCCCTGCCATTCAGCAAGCGGCACTGGCTAACTTGAGTAAGAATCCTAGGTTTGAGTTTAAGGGAGCGAGCAACCCATCCAGCCGCTTCGATGCTTTCGGAAATTGGTCAACGCCAAAGGATGACTGGGATTCAGTCACGCCAGAAGTAGATGACGAGTGGGTCACTAAATGGGGAGGAAAATACATCAGGCTCGACGGAGAACGAAGCCCGAACGTGCTAGCGGGACATACGCTCTACCCATTCCTACCTACTATCGAGAAGATCGAGGAGGACAAGTTGCTATTAGGGGAGACCAGTCGGGCGTACTACCGAATGGTACGTGCTGTCTTCTTCGACTCAGACGAGAACGAAGGGATCTACGGGGAATCTGAAATGGTCAAGGCTGGTGCTATGACAGCAATGGAGTTCTCCGGACCGACCACGCTTATAGCTGGAATAGATCCGGCGTTTACTAATGGAGGTGACCGTACGGTAATGTACACGGCTAGGGTAGGTACTTTTACCAATGGGCAATTTGGGATTAAGTTTGGGGAGTACCTCACACTAAACGATGACTCAACTAATAAGGCAATACCGAGAACGTACCAGATCGTACACAAAATTCGGGATACCTGTTTGAGGTTGGGGATCAAGCCTGAAGATATTGCGATTGACTCGACTGGCGCGGGTTCACCTTTTTGCGACGTATTGGCCGGAGAGTGGAGCAACCAATTCTTGCGCGTCCAGTTTGGCGGCAAGGCTTCTGAGAGGCGGGTGAGCATGAACAGCCAGCTAACTGGCGAGGAGCTGTACTCGAACCGTGTGAGCGAACTATGGTTTGTTGGCAAGGAGTTCATGCGCACCGGACAGATCTGTGGAGTGGGGCTGGATCTAGCGAAGGAGATGTGCAGCCGTAGGTACGATATGGTGAAGTCCGGTACACTACGGGTGAAGGTAGAAACCAAAGCTGAGCTGAAGCAACGCTCCGGCCAGTCACCTGACGTCGCGGATGCGGCATTCATTGCACTGGATTTGGCGCGACAGAGACACGGGCTGGTCGCAGTAGACGCACCAAAGGATAGCGGAATGGGTCTGTTTGGGTCGCGCCCTTCTCGCACTCTCCGCGATCTGGATATCGTAAGCAGGTCAAACCACTCCCATTTGGCCTATGAATAGTGCCTTTTCTGCACGCCGAGAAAGTATGAAGAGTTTCTGGAAAGTGCATAATTCAATAAATTCAGTTATTTAGAGGTGAAAAAAAGAAGTGAGTTATTGAGCTATTATGAATTACCTAAAGGAGAGAATATTAATAGGTATCTTGTAACGGAAATTTTCATCCGGAATCCGGATACCGGAATCTGCTCTGCTGATGGGGCTTGCTTTTTCGATTAGGGGCGTGACATTCCTTGAAATAAATACTTGATCTTTTTGGTTGACCCGTACATTATTCCGTTCGCGCTTACGTTTATTAGATGGGGCGTCCGTAACGCTAAGACCAATACCTTACTAATTTAATACCTTAAAATTATGGCCGTAAAAAAACGTACGTCATCTGAGACCGAAAGCCAAGTAGCTGCCCAACTTGCTCTTTATCGCGCACAAGAAGCCGAAAACAAAAGAGCACAAGTGAAAGCTACTTTTGGCACGAACATTCCAGATGCTACTAAAGTTAAAGACTTTAATGAGAGCATTCAAAAAATGGGGCTTAAGGCTAGGGCACTTGCTTCGGGCCAAACTGAAGCGCAAGCTGACGCCTTTGTTAAAGGTCAAGGCTATGGTGATTTTAAGGGGCTTGATAAAATGGAGTACGAACAATCCTTGCTTGATGAATCAAGGAAGAAAAGTGCAGGGGTAGCCAAGCCCGATGCCAAGAACGCTTTTCTGTATGATATTGAAAGGAGCAAACTTTTTGGTGATAAGAGTGCGCTGCTTAACGCCGCTGGCCAAGCGCGTGCCCTGAAACAGGCACAGGATGCCGGAGTTAGTGCACCTGATGCTATGAAGTCCATCAATGATGCTGCCGAGTTACTCAAGTCTAAGCGTATGCCACCGGCTAAACCGGCCGAACCTATAGATATTAGTAATGCGGATATAGCTATGAATGTGGATGGATCTAAATTCCAGCCCCCTTCAATTACTCCAGCACCTACTACTGAGGCAGCACCTACTGCTGAGGCAGCACCTGCTACTGAGGCGGCACCTGCTACTGAGGCGGCACCTGCTACTAATGCTACGCCTCCTGCTAAAGCTACCACACCTCCTGCTAAAGCTACCACACCTCCTGCTAAAGCTACCACACCTACCGCTAAGGTTACTGCACCTCCTACTGAGGATATGGATCAGTCTAAATCTGTCTTAAATTCATCGTCCCCTAATCCTGATTTTACCCCAAAAGATTTTATTATTCCTATACTTGCTCCGATCTTACGTGATGCCAGATTAAAATCCGAAACAGATCGGAACCAAAGACTATTCAAAGAAGAACTAGAATATAATAGGAAAGAACGAGCAGACACAGCGGTGTTACATCACTTATCAAAAACTACACCTAACTATGATACGTTAAACCCTTTAGAGCAGGATGAAGCATATCGTCAGGCAGCTTCTGAAGTTGATAAAGCTAGTCAAGAGTTTAGAGATAAGCAAAAGTTACTTAGCGAAGCCAGAAAACAAGCAGCCGCCGCCGCTAGAGAACGAGCAGCCACCGCTACTGGAGCACAAGTAGCTACTACTAATATTACTTCAGGCTCTGAACAATAACGCGCCCAATACTTATGGCCCTTTCCGATCTTGATAGTCTATTGTCTGCTGCTGAGGAACCCACACCTGCAGTAGCCACTGCTACAGCGCCTACGGCAGTGCCAGTACCCAATGCAATCCCAGAGACTCCTACAGTACCTACTACGTACGAGAGTGAGTACCTACCAATGCAGAGAAGTTTCTTTAAGGATATCGCATCCGATACCCGACTCGGGCCAGCGGCCTCATCCGCTCTTCTAGCGCAAAGCCTTGATACATCAGAGAAACTATTTGCACAGCGGACTGCACTTCAGCAGGCCAGCTCAGATCTTAGGTCTCGTCAGTTGGCTTATGACTCTACTAAATTCACACTGGATGAAGCACGGGAAAAAGCGGCGCGTGAGCGTAATGCTTTCGGTGACGTTAGTAAGGCTCTTGCAGATATTAACCCAATTATCCAAGATACTAATGGTGACCGTAACCAACGGACACAGGCATTGGGTCTACAGTATATGAGGTATGCCCCACTCATTGCTATTAGTCCCGCTATTGCAAATGTATTCCACGGCGCAAACCTTGCGCTCTCTCAAGAGAAAGAAAAACCGTTTACTAAGGAAGATTATTTCAAGCACGGTGGGACTCTTAGTGTTATGGATGCCCATGAAAAAGAGGTCGGAGCACTCAAGAATAATGCTGAGGTTCCTATTGACCTCTTGGGTAGGAGCAACGAATTAGTACTTAGTAACAAGCAAACAGCAGCAGAGGATAAAGCCCAAGCGGCTGCCGATTTAGCAGAAAGAAAAGCTAAAATCCAAGAAGAAAATAAAAATTATCATGATCTCCTCACAGATGTAAATAAGATCGATCTAAAGAAAGACTTTGAAGGTAAGCTACCAAATGCTTGGAATAAAGCAGCCGACAAAGAATTTGCAGATGCAATTATTGGTCGTTCCGCTACCCCTGAAGAAGAAAAAGAATACAATGCCCCAGATGCTACTGTAGCTACAAAGTTGGGTATTGCACAAAAAATTGCATCCAGTATCCTAGCCGGTTCCCGACCAAAGGAAAAACCACAACTGAAGCCCTCCGCTACACGAAACCTATTTAGATAATAAATTTCCTCTATAACATAACTAACTAAATTACCACAATGCTGGAAATCAAACCGTTTGATACGTGGGCCGATACCGCCACTACCGCCATCGCCGACCCCTCAGAAAAAATCCGTCAGTACGCTGACTATGTACGAACGAGTACATACAAGAATGGGGAATTTAATGATAATACTGAAAAGGATATTCAGCAAGGAATCCAAGATCGCGCTGTTAAGGACGGCATCTTCACCAAAGACGATACCGAGGACACCTTTAATCAGAAGATGCAGGCGCTCACCGCCCCTATCCAGAATAAGGATGCGGATGCCCGATTCCTGCTTGACCACTACCAGCATGACTTCGCGCCGGATAGCCCTGAGTTTTCGGAGAAGGCTCCGGTACTTCAAAGGTACTTGACCCTCAAGCAGTCCGCCCCTAATAGCATTGCTGACATTCAGGATACCGTTGATGGGTATCTGAATGACAAGGACAGTATCAAGAGCGCCCGACTTTCAGCAGTTGACCGAGGCGACTATCGCGTCGTCGCTGTTGACGAAGCCGATGGCCGTCAACTTTATACTGGTGCGGATACAAATCCAGACAACCTTAATGGCGAACTCGATTCTTTGATTAGCAATGGAGCTATTGCCCCATCCGATCTGCGTGACGTACACCATCTGATGAGTCCAATTAACGGAGGCAAGTCTACCGTTGCTCAGGCTACCCGCTACAATGTGTTCAGTGACGCGCTCTCTAAAGAAGCAAAGAATGACCCTACCCTCAAAAGCTCGCTTGATAATGAAGCGGCGAAGATTCGTGAGGCAAAGAGAGTAGCGCAGCAGACTACCGGAGAGGGTATCCTTGAAGGCGCTAAGAGCCTTGTTGCTATCCCAATCGATTGGCTAGCAGGTAAGATTACAGATGTATTTGGTGTCACCCACCCCGAAGAAGTAGTCCCCCCGCCGTCTGAATTGGTGGGTGGTAATAAGGCAATCTCAGAGCGGTTCTCGAATACGGAAATAAATCAGTTCTTAGGGGACTATCTCAAACATGCATCCGGTCCAGTGTATCGGGCAGATCGACCGGAAACCGGAATTGATACTGACAGCTTAGGCAACCCAATGGTTAGCCCCGCGCTTATTGGCAATAAGTCCGAATTTGAAAAGGCGCTAAAGGACTCCCCTCTTAACGAGGATCAGAAACAACGTGCCACTATTCAGCGTACCGCTATGCTGGAAACAGAAGCACCAAAGATGCTCAAGCTAGTTTTGGGTGAGAGCGACGCCGCAGTATCTGCTTACGCTGTAGCTAAGGGTGCTGGCAAAACAGATTCTGACTTCCTCGAATCGTGGATCGGAGACTCGAAGAACTATAGCGGTCTTTCTGAGCGTCTACAGCAGTTGGGCATGAGTACCTTCTCCGCCCTTGCTACGCTTCCTGTAGGCATTGGTGCCCTTATGGGTATCGAGCCAGCAGCTAAGGCTCTAGTTGCCATGAACAAGGATCAGTCCGATCGCGAGGAATACGCCCGCATGTTTGGTGACGAGTTTGGTTTGGGCTTCCAGTCTCTTAATCTCGTACCACAAATCGCTACCGATGTCATTGCAACTATTGGCACTACTGGAGCGTATGCATTAGCAAAAGAAGGGCTATCTGCAGTAGTCCGGTCAGTAGCAAAGGGTAGCACTAAAGCTATTATGCGTGAGGCGACCAGAAGCGCCATGTCTTTGGTGGATGCCGCCGCCGCTGACGTTGCTAAGGAGGCAGCAAAAGTAGGTGGAGAATCCCTTGTTGGTGATGCTTTCAAAGCTGTTGCTGAAAATCTCCCCGCAAAACTAAACATTGCGGAACGCGCAGCACCTGTATTTATCGTAGGCTTTACCCGCTCCGCTGCGTCTACATATGGTTCTATCTATAGTCAGCTCGATGAGAATATGAGCCATGAAGAAAAGCATCGTGCGGCTTTTGGCTACGCAATGGCAGCAGGATTAAGTACGGGTATTATCACTACGGGCATGAGTGTTTTAGGCCACGGTGGTGTTGAGGATCTTGCTACCGGAAAGTTCCGCCCAGCTACTGCTGTTGATGAGTTGGCTACTGATGTACACAAAGTACCTATTGGTGATCTTAACTATAAGCAAGCTAAGTTCCTATATGAAAACCTACAGAATGCTTCTAATACGGTTACCGATAAAGCTTTCCAAACAGCACTACGTGATAGCATCGGAGGCGCGTACAAGAATTACTTAGGCCATGTAATCAAAGGTTCTCTTGACGAAGGTTTTAAAGGAGCACTGGATCAAGCAATACGAGGTAAACTGGAGGACGCGGCTCTTGATAAGACAACCCCCTTAGCAGAGCGGGTCAATCAGGTCTGGAGTGCCTTTGCCATAGGTGGTGCTATGGGTGGTATCGCTCCCGCCTTTAAGCAGATTGCTTCACCACTTAACGTATCGGAAATGTCTCAGGCATTGGATGCTCGGGTGACTGTGCTTACCACCGTTGCAGACAAACTCCGTAAGAGCGGAAGCACCGCTACCGCAGAAGTATTGCAGCGTCAACTTAACGACGCTCAGGCTGCTGCCTCTGCACAAAAGCAAGCGGACATTGCTGCAAAACAAAAGAAAACGGAAACGGCAGCTACTGAAGAGGTTGTTGACCACAGCGACAAGCCACTTGAGTTTGACCCATATGGTCAATCAGAGATGGATTTAGGCGATGTGAGAAGCAAGACCCTACCGTTAGCCACACGATTCCTTGCTGACCATATCGGTGAGCGTGCGTATGTTGGTAGCGATGCAGGCACTCTTGAACTAAATGATGATGGTAGTGTTAGTTTAACCTTGGATAAAGAAAAGGGCTACGGTATTAAGAGTCTTAACTTAGGTGCTAAGTATCAGAACATTGATAGGACTAGCGTAACACTTGACCGTAAGCGGTTGCTAGTCTTGGATAAAAATACTGGAAACACTCCTGCCGGTACTCCATATGTATCGTTGAAGGAGGGCAAGACTATTAGTAAGATTGGCCTGCCAGTGGGGGTCGAGAATCTCTCATGGATTCCAGATGTTGGTGGTAAACCAGTACTACAGATCAAAGGGGCAAAGTATATTGGTGAGGGTAACGTGACGACAGAAATCCATCTTACTGATAAAGGGCAGATTGAAGATGCCTTGCGGTATTACAATACTTCTGTTGAAGAGATGTCCAATCCAGAAAATATCGGCCAGTTAGAACTTAACCTTTTCGATGATGCGCCTGTCGATACGCCAGCAGAAACCCCAACTCCTGCCCCCGCAGATGTTGTTCCTGATGGGGGTACGCCCGTAGTAGTTCCTGTTCCTACTCCTGTTAGAGGGAAAAAGATAACGGGTAAAAAAGGTGTTGAACCAGTACCTACATCCGTAGAACCAACGCCTACGCCCACACCTGTAGGGCCTACACCTACAAGTCCAGCAGTTACACCGGAAGAGCAACTATTTGCCGATACTTTTAAGAGTAATGAATTAGCCATGAAGCTAAGGGATCTTAACGCAAAAGAGGAAGGAGCTAGCCAAGAAGATCTTTTTAATTTAAAACAAGAATTGGGGGAGAACTTCGGACCTGCTACCGCTGGTCTGATGGGTCTTATAGTCGATGCTTCCCAAAAAGCTAAGGCTATGGATGGGTCTCAAGCTGAGGCACAGACGAATATCCTTAATAATGTAGCCACAATTCGTACGTTAGTAGAGCAGTTAAAAAATGCACCTTTTACTAGCAAAGATGAAGATGTACCTACTCCGGTACCTACTGAAACTCCGGTACCTACTGAAACTCCGGCACCTACTGAAACTCCGGTACCTACTGAAACTCCGGTACCTACTGAAACTCCGGTACTTACACCAACAACAAAGAAAAAGGCTACTACACCGAAGAAGAGAGTTCCAGTTAGTGGGATTACAGAAACAACCGTTGTAGATAACCCCCAAGACACTCAAGCTGAGATTGGTGATCTTGGAGTTAAGCTAGTTAGTTTAGAGGATACTGTTCCTGTGCCTAACCCCAACGGAAAGAATAAGATTATTTTTAGTCAGCTCAAGGAGAACTTTGAGACACTACGAAAACAAATAGAAATAGCAGATACACATGGGGAAGATGTCCCTAGTGATACACGTACTAAATTGCATGAGCTTAAACAAGCAGTAGATACAGGTCAAGCTATTGTTGATACGGAATCCAAAAGGATTGATGGTCTAATTACTGATCTTAGTTCTGTTCCTGCTGATGAGCAAACCCCATCCGAAGCGGATATCCTAACCGCAGATGCTATTGATATTATTGAAACAAATGGTAAACCAGAAAAACCAAAAAAGCTTACTAAAGTCGTAAAGAAAAAACCTGTTACTTCTGAACCGATCAATAGTGAACACGGTGTGTTTCGTAATACATCTGAAGCTGAGAGCTTCGCAGAGTTTGTCAATGGCGGATACTTTATAACTGACCTCAAAGGACAGGGATTTTCACCGAGACCAGAAAGCGGTATTCCATTTCAAGCATACTCAGTAGAAATTAAGAAACGTCTGTTCGCCGCTGTAACTGAGCGATTCCCTCTTATCGAGGTGCCTGAAGGTTCGGCTACAGAAACATCTAAGAAAAAAGTACCCAATATGATGGGTGACGATCCTAGTGTTATTCAACTACCTGTTATTAAAGACCCAAATGGTAACGTCATCAGTGGTATTTTTACCAACGACCCGCTTATAACAGCAAGCCAATTAGATCGGCGGATTACGGTTCTAATCCCTAAACACATAGCAGAATCCTCAACCTTTAAGAAGAACCCATCAATTGACGTTAGCGAAATTGGTGACGGTGCTTTCGTTGTGGTGAGCGTAAAGCCACATCCAAATCATAGTGGCGTATACGGAGCAGGTGACTTGTCCACCCCAGCACGTGAGTATACACCGATAAGCAAGTTAGGTGACTTAGGGGGCTTGCTTCGTAAGCCTGCTGATACTAATCTTGATGGTGTATATTCAGCTAGGGGTAGAGCAAATAATACATTTGATACCCTAATGAATGATATGATGGCTGAAACGAATGAGCCAAATAAAAGTGGAGAGGGGAGTAAATATACAGGATTAGTACGAACCATAATGTCAGCGTCTGGCATTAACCGTTCCGTAATAGATGAAGTTGTTAGCGCGGCTACGGTTAACTACGCTAATGGAGTAAAAGAATATGCTCTCGCTAAAAAGATTGAGAAGGCTGTAGCTTCCAAAGGTGGTAATATATCAGATGTAAATCTTAATAAACTTATCTTGGATGAAATGGTGGGTGACGACAATAAAGAACCCTCATTAAAAACAGCAGCAGATGCAATCCGAAAGACTGGAATTAAAGGTAAGGATAATGTTGAGGTTCTAAATAACTATGGTAGAAATTTACACGACCGAATAACGGAAGGTAATCTTCAGGCAGGACCAGAGCAGTACCGAACGGTACTAAATAAGGCCGCTAACGCACAGCAAGAAGCACAAATCCTTAGAAAAGGTAGTCGTCCAGTAATAAGTGCATATTCTGAATCTGGAAACTTTACCCAGTTTAATTCTATGCTTGACAGTATAGTAGATGAAAATGCAGATGTTCGTGCTGAAGTAATGCGAAAAGACGGGCATGATACCCTTGAACTGTTTACTAATGCCCTTGACTCAAACTCTGAGATGAGGACTCTGCTATCCAGACTTGTTAGATCTGTTGCTAATACAACTGAAGCAACTACAAGTAAAGACCTTATAAATTTAGCGGGTCAGATTTTAAATCAAAAGGGGAAAGAGGACCAAATTATCCTTACAAGGGCGCTACAAAGTACTCACGATGGAGCGATGTTGGCTAATCTACTCATAGATGCAGGATTTTTGCCATCAGGAAACGGTACATACATCACACCAACAGCTACAAAGAAGCTCAAGATTGGCATAGAGCCCGTATCTAAGGGAGCTACAATAACCGAACTGAGAGATAGAGTACGTGCGACTAGAATCCTTGCACAGGATTATACTCGGACTGTTATTCAACCGTCCGTAAGCAATGGCAAAATGCTAGCGGCTACCGCACGTAAGGTAAACACTGCCGAGATACAACGCTTGGGTATTGTAACCGGTAACCCTGAGTCAATTGTATCCGGTCTCCGTGAAGTGCTTCAGACAGGCTCACAGATGCAACAGATGGTCGCTAATGTATTGCTTGCTTACTCTGATCTAATTCGTAACACGACGTTTGTAATTGGCGACCTCGACAGCACCCACTTTGCAGGTGCCTTTATGCCGGATTCCAATATGGTTCTTCTGAACCTATCGGGCCATAATGGACGAGGCGTTGTTGACGTCCTACTCCATGAATACCTGCATGCCGTAACTTACCAGACGATGAGCAACCCAACCACACCACATCAGGTGGCTGCGCTCAATCGTATATCTCAACTACGCGAACTCACCGCAGTTCAAGCGGCTAAGATGGGCATAGACATGAGCCATTTTGAAGGAGCGCTTACCGATAATAAAGAGTTCCTTACCTATGCGCTTACCGCTCCGGAGTTTCAGAGCATCGTTAGCGCCGTCACCCCAAAAGCACAACGGTCTATCCTATCCCGTATCTGGGAGTCCATTAGGTCGCTATTTGGATACGCTCCTACCGATACAAAGATGGCAGAAGCATTTAATGAGTTGCTCGATTACACTCAGATGTTTGCCGGTGCCAACACCTTTAATATTGATGCTGCTCGCGACATCAATCTCAAATCACAAAGTACCAAAGACGGTTTACGCGCGCTCAAAGAGTTTGCCGAACATCGTGCTAAACTTTTCAAAGGAGTAAACCTTGAGTCAACGCCCGAAGTATCCACTACATCGGCTACGCCATCCGGTATACTGACTCCAGTTGACCACCTTACTATGGCACTTCCTTCCGGCATGACTATTGAGGAAGACCCCAACATGAATCAGTTGGCCGGTATCAATAGGAGTAATCCAAATGTCTTGAAGTTTAATAGCACGCACCTGAATGCTTTAGTCGATGGCCTAAGCGAGAGTGCAACTAAGGCGAGAATCAAAGCTCTAGTCAATCATGAGGTCGCCCATCTTGCAGTTAAGCAAGCATTTACGCCGGAGCATATTCAACAGGTAGCTTCTGAATTAGGTAGTGACAGGCTGCAAAAAGTAGCTGAGGAATATTACTCTTCATCCGGCTTAACTCATAAAGAGGTACTGGCTAAGATCGAAGAAGATCGCGCTTCCGGTATCCTGAATGATGAACGTATTGCCGATGAATGGATCAGGATGCAGGTTGAGAAAGCGGTTAACGGCCATACCTATGAGGAGGTCCTCCGCGCTACCAAAGGCAACAAGACTCTTATTGGCACGATCACCGATGCAATCAGGGCCTTCGTTACGAAACTCAGTGAGCAGTTTATCAAGAACCCAACTACTGAAACAGCAGCGGCAATGTCGATCGCTGAGCGTTCACTTCGCAAGATTAATCAAAGCGGTTCGATTGATTTTGGTGTAGAGCATAACGGTAATGGTGGCTTTGGGGATGTCGGAAACCTGATGGCCGCCCTTGATGGCGCACCGTTTGAAGATCAGACATCGTACGCTATTACAGTTCTCTCATCTGCTGAAGGCAAGGCTGAGCGTGTGCATGAGAAACTACACCTATACAATCTCCCATCTAAGCTACGGGATTTTATTAGCTTTCGATCTGGTACGGTTAACCAAATTGCTGTCTCCTCTAAAGACTTAGTTAAGAAGTTTCCTAAGCTTCAAGAGATAGCCCTTAAGGGTGGTGTCCCTATGGAAGACATCAAGATGCTCTTTGGTACTACGGCAGCACCATTAACTAAGGCAGACTTAAAGAACATCTCGGATAAAGTTGCAGCATATGAGGCAACGATCCCTGACACTGAGACTGAAGGGCATAAAGCAGATCTTGTTAAGGAGTATAGCGAGAAGCTCAAGCGCGAACAACGTCTTCGGTTTAATGATGCGTTTGCCAAGATGCAACAAGCTGCTGAGGAAAGCATTCGAGCTGCAGGTTTCGGAGAACTTGTAGATAAAGTAGTTAGCTTTAGGCAGGATATCAATACGTTTAAGGAGTCAGTAGGGTTTGATGAGTCAAACAATATCTACCTTACTCGCGCATACAAGTTCTTTACTACTAAGGGATGGGCAGAGGCTACGAAATTCGGTGGTGTACTAAAGATTGAAGGGCAAGATGTTGACTTCAATAAGCTACGTGAAAATGCGGCGGCTCTATATTACGAAGAGTCTGAGGCTCAGCTTAAGAAGATTGGTGACCCTTACACTAGCGAGGATGTAAGTAACCTTACACTCCACAAACTAGATAAGTATTTAGAATCACTAGAGACAATGTCGTCTGCGGTTGATAAGACAACAGTTGATTCAATCCGTAAAGACCTTGATAGGTTTAAGCCTAAGAAAGATATTGATTCTACCTTTCGCGAACTCTTAGGCGAGATTGAAGACCCACTCGCAAATGCAGTCAATACTATGTATCGAGTTGGCATGCTGGCAGCAAATGACCAGTTCAGAACTAATTTTGCCGCAACAGCGAAGAGCTTAGGCTTAGCGAGCGTGACACCAAAAGAGGGGTGGGTTCAATCCTATGCATCTAACTCTGTAAAAACTACAGGCCCTCTTGCTGGTTTATACTTTGACCCAAAGGTCGCCGGAGTATTGAACGAGATGTTCGGGACCAACATGAAAGGGCTTAATTCTGCAAGCACCGACATGATGAACACTTTAGGTAAAGCAGTTATGAAAGTAACGGGCGCTTCTGTTCTTATGAAGACTCAGTTTGGATTAGGATACTGGCCGCGCAATGCTATCGGTGGCTATCTACTTAGTGCCGCTCAAGGTATCTTACTTAATCCATTCTCATCTAAGACCCGACAATCCGTTATAGAATCTTTCAGGGCGTCATACAGTATGCTACCCAATGAGGGAGAGCAGAGGAACTCTATTCGTAGATTGATTCAGCTTAATGTACTCAATGACCAGTCGCAAGGGAGAGTTGCTCAGGATCTTCTGAGGGGCTTAATCTCTTCTCCTGAAAGTGAATTGATGGATCTGATATCCATTGTTGATGAGGCTAGAGTTACTAAAGATACCGGTGGTGCTATGGCAATGATGAAAGCAAAAGGATATCTTAAGGGCTCTTTAGGTGCAGCATGGGGTACCTTTACTAATGTAGCTGACTTCCTCGCTGCTCTTGATGGTGCAGTAGACGGCTCGTTCAAAGCGAACGCATACCACTATGAACTTGATGTTATCAATAAGCACTTTGGTACTTCAATGTCTACTGAAGCAAAAGAAGAACTTGCTGCCCGTAAAGTCAAACTTACGTTTGCTGGGCAGTCTCAAGTTGTAGACGCAGTTAAGTCATTTAATAGGAGCCCAATGGCACAGATCTTCCTACCATTTGCTCGTTGGAAGTCTGAGGTATTTCGTACTATGTTGAATACAATCCCCCTTGCACAGGAAGAAATTGGTCAAGGCGGTGTAATGGCACGCCGAGGTTTCCAGCGACTAGCTGGCTTTATCGGCACACTTTCGTTAGGCGGTGCGGCGATTGGCGCTCTAGCTACTGTAGTATTCAAGGGATTAACGGGTAGCGGTGACGAGGAAGAACGCAATCTTACACCCCAAGAACTCGCAGCGTTACGTGAGTCACTACCCCAATGGCAGCAAAGTGCTAACCTAAACTCACGTATCCTAAAAGGTGGTAAGATACAGTTCATTGATATGAGTTACATCCTTCCGCACAGTCAACTTACGGATGCCTTAGGTATCGTAAAAGAAGCCTTTCAAACTGGCGAGACTAAGCAGATTGCGTCACGCCTAGCTAGCTATGTTACCGGAGACCTGATTGGGGTGCAGATTGCAGCCTCTGCAGTTAGTGAGATACTAAACAATACGGATAATAGAGGCCAGCCAATCTATCTAGAGACTGATAATACCGCGATGAAGATGCAGCGCATGCTCCAGTATTATGGGAAGAATGCTCTTATCCCATCATCTTACTCGAAGATTGAAGATATTACTAGAGCTGGCCAACAAGATGCGACCTCTATTTTCTGGGGAGAAGTCATAGGTGCGAGACCTAAGACAGTGACCTTTGGGGATATGGAACGCAGAGGGTTCAGAAACATTAAAGACTTACTCGACAAGTCCGTATCCCTTGCCGGTGAACTTACTAGCGGTAGGAATATGTCAGAGTCCCAAGTTGACGATGCCGTAGACAGGCATCAGGATAACATCAACGAGACGCAGCATAGGCTTAGTATGTTCATGAAGTCGATGGTCTCTATGGGTGCTAGTCCTGCCGAAGTATTCGCATCAGCTAAGCAGTACAAGTTCAGCGATGATACCCTAGCTTCGGCGTTTCAAGGATACCGTATCGCGTGGAGACCGAACGACAAGTGGTTGCAAAAGACTTACTACAATGTGGCGCAGGCTAAGGAGCAAGACCCAATGGAGCGCGTCAATAGCATCAGACGTTCGGTCTCACGCAAGGCGGCAATCAACTACGTCAACGGCGTGTCCGATGAATAGCTAGGGCCTCCATCTTATTGAGCTCGACCTTGTACCGTACGCCTGCTGCAGCCATATGGTACAAGGTCATTAGGACTGGCAGTGGTCCGATCATGAATAGAATGGCAAAGGAAAGGAAGAAGGTCACAGCGCACCTCCTTCTTCTTTAGCTTGGGGCTTGCGTACTCTGACCGTCCACTCATCAGGCCCATTGCCGAGCATCTGATGACGCACTGTTACGCCGTTACCTACTTTCATAATATTTGGTTGGCACTTACATAGTAAGCTGAGTATGTGCTTTAGATCTGGGTCGGCTGTCGGCATAGAGTGAAGCTGCAGTAGCTTGAAATGCTTGTTTGTTATTCTTGTTATTCTCATATTGTAGTATTTTTTAGTATTAGCTGAGTGGTTACGATGATAGGCCCACACGTATGGAGTCGATAAACTGTCTAATCTCAAGGGAAACGCGTGCCGTATTAGCTTTATCAGATTGACACGCGGCGAGTACCGAGTTGATGAATACTTGCACGATACGTTCAAGCGTGATTGAGGTGGTACGGATGGAGAGACTGTTGACGTATGCGGTAACGACGAGCCCGTTCCTATTAGTTATTGCGTAGTCCATATCAATTACTGTATTGCCTGCATCAATTTGAATATTGTTTTTGTTCATAGTTAAGTGTTTGGTTTGGTTTGGTTTGGTTGGTTGGGGGAGAATGAAATCAGAACGATCTGAACTTGTCAAGGTGAATTAGTGCGCGGCCTAATAGAGTATTGGTTGGCCCATACTTATCAAATAACATAAGGAGCGCACTTTGATTTTCCTCTGGCAGCTTATGGATAGTTGCCACTAATGCCAATACAGGATCACTGATACCGGATTCAGGTATAGGCTCTTCCGTTGAAGTAATGGTTGACATAAAGATGAACGGAAAACAGCCTAGCATTAGTATCTGCTTTGACCTGTCTTTACTAATAGAGTATAGTTCTTTTACTGAATAACGATACAAGAGTGTAGGATGGTGTGGGGCTAGCCCTATGTCTCCATAGTCATAGAGAAGATGTGTGCCGAACATCCCACCTGTAAGTTCAGAGTACGTACAGAATGAGTTGCTCACCATACTAGTAACGTAATGTATATGGTACCCTTTGACAACATAAGCAAAGTTCATTGTACTCTCTACTACGATACGAGTAAGCAGTACCTCTGAAGTATTCCCATCCTTCATGTGCTGCACCCACTGTAGTAGCTCTTCTCTAGTCTGGCCCGAATCTTTCTTTGGGTAGAGCTTAGCAAATTCTTTCTTAGTCTTAATCATAATTGTATTGTTTTTGTTTTTAGTTTGGCTTCAGCTACGCGGTAAGCTACGCGGTTTACATCTCACATCTCTGTGATTTCGAGCGCCTCACCGATGGGGAACTCCTTAGCTGGTCGCTCAGTCGTGAGCCACAGCAGGGGATAGTCTACTGGCTTGAGCTCAGGCAAGTCATCAGACCAGCCATCTGTAAGGTAGACCATCACATCAACCTCATCGACATTCTTGGCAACCCAATCGAATGCCGGATGGAATGCTGTACCGCCCCCGCCCTTGAGCTTGGTTGGCACAGCGTCGCTGCGCTCAAGTGTGACGGCATCGCATACGGTATGGCTTACGCTGAGTAGGTGCAGGCGTTCCGGATTAAGTTCATCCAGCACACTCTGCGCTTCAGATAGGAAGCGGTCGTAGGTTGACTGACCGATAGAGCCGGAGGTATCAATCACTAGCACGATGTCACCAGCCCGTTTGCTACGGCGGCCAGCAGCCACAGTCCCGACGGATAGGAAGACAGGTGCATTGAACAACCCTTCCCATCCGGAACGGGACTTCTGTGTAAGCCATTGGCGTAGCAGGTCAGGCCAGTTCATCTTGCTTGCATCGGCACGCTGGGTGCCAACACGCTGGCCAGTCATTCCGGATTCGGCTTGCTTCCTGCGGTCGATGTCATCCGCTACAAGTATGCGGTCATTGGCCTCCTCAATCTGGTCGATGGCCTCTTGTTGCGTCTCACCCTCTTCCGCTTCAGGCTCAAGGGTATCCGGCGCACCTGTTCCTACGAAGTCAGATAAGTCATCAGGGCCTAACTCATCGCCGTCCTTCGACTTACCGCTGTCGCTGTCGTCGCCGCTGTCGTCGCCGCTGTCGCTGTCGCCGCTGTCGCTGTCGCCGCTGTCGTCACCGCTGTCATCACCATCCTCAGGCTGCGGCTGCGGCTGCGGTTCAGGCTGTGGCTGTGGCTGTGGCTGCGGCTTACTGAGTATGCGGTAGAGTTGCTCTGCGCTGTTGTCACCGCTCAAGGGCTCGTCCAGCAGCACCCCGTCAATGAAGGGGAACACCTCCTTCTTCAGCTCACGATTCCGCATCGCGATCATCGCGTTGATCACGTAGTCGGCAGCGACGTTTGCCCGCTTGTGGTCGGGCAGTTTAGCCAACCGCCAGCCGTGCCCCAATAGGGCATGCAGTGCCTCATGCACCAGCAAGAATGCAATCAGGCCAGAGGCGTTAGGCTGGCGGCACAGCTTGGCAATGCCTAACTTATTGAGCAGTAGGCGGCGACCGTCGGTTGCCCCGTAGGGCACAGTATCAGACCACTGCCATTCCATTGACATCAGCTTACTATAGGCAAGGAACCAGTAGCGGCTCACGGTTCGCATGGCGGCGGACAGCGGGTGGTCGGTGTCGAACGAGGTGGGGTCAATCGTGTTGGCTTTCATATTGTATTGTACTTGTTTTGTTTTGTTTTATGGAGGGTCGGGGCAACCGGCTACCGGATACAGGTTACAGACCTAACGCAGCGAGCGTGTCATCTGCTTTGGCAATTGCCTTATCTGCTTTCGCGGCGATGCTGTGCCGCTCATCCTTTGTTGGCGTGCCGTTCGGCATAGCGCTCACCTCGGCGACAGCGCAAACTAAAGCATCAATCTCTGGCAGGTCAAGGAAGTTGAGGTTCTTTAGACGCCGTGCCTCATCGCGAAGCTTATCGAATTGCGTAAGGTGCAAGCGGTCAGCATTGCGCATCGCATCGGTAAAGTCCTCTATCACTTTCTTCATGTCGCGGACAGGCCCAGCATGAGCAGTGCGGAAGTCCTCTTCAATCTGGCGCTTGCTGTCCGCCCTTACCCGATTGGCCACCTCTTCAGATAGACCGGACAGGACAGACTCGTTCACCGCTACCGGCTGATTGATGACTGACAAGCGCATGGTGAAGCGGCTTGCCACTTCGCTCGCTGATGGGATAGAAACCTCACCGCCGAAACCAGCAAGCTTGCGGATAACTTGGGCCATTAAATCCGGATAGGTGCGCAGGATATCTTCCCGTATCATATCCATCTCGTGTTGCGCCTCATCGAATAGGTCTTGTACTTTGGCAACGTCCTTCACCCTCAGATAGAAGCCGCCCGTCTGGCACAGCATGCCGAGACGGCGGATAGCTACGCCCGTCCGTTGCTGCAGGCTGATTGCCTTGCCAACCGCCGTACCTTTGCTGGCAAGTACGGTATTATATAATCGGGCGGCATCCTTTGTTGAGCCCGCTTGATTGACGGCGCGAGCCGTGGCAGAACGGTTTAGCGCAGTGGTAGCTGGCGCAGTGGTGGCGAAGTGGCACAGGACAAGGGACTGTGCGACTTTGAGGTTCAGTGTGTTAGCAGCGTTGGTGGTATTGGTAGTGTTCATAATATCTGTTTTGTTTTGTTTTGTTTTGTTTTGTTTTTATATTTACTCTGCTCCATCTCAGCGGAAAGCTACGCATCGGGGAAAGTCTAGACGGTCTTGACTTCTAGCCTAGGATTAAAGCATGCGACTTAGGATGTTCGTCAAGTGGTATGCCGCGCCGGACAGCGGAGCGTGTACCGAACTCCCGAATGTCGCCGCGACATTTCAGGAGTAGTGTCACCAGCCAGTCGAAGCCACCACTGTGCACGCCGATGGCAACATCCTTCACGCCCCTCGTCGCACCGTTAAGGCAGGCACTGACAAGGGCAAACTGCGAGGCCGGATCAGCCGGTATAACAAAGCCATCCGGATCTGATTTGAGGCTCGCGATATCTGGCAGCATGTCAACGTGCTGAAGGAAACCAAAGTATGCGCTGGCGGCAGCGTCACCGATGCTGCCTTTGACAGCTTTGCGGTAGATGTCCTTCGCCGCTTTACGCAGTGGCTCAAGCAGCGCGACCGCTTCCCACGTTCTAGGGCACGGATGCGGGCTGCCGTCGTACGGCATGACGATCGGCGGGTTGAAGTGGTCGAGCCCGTCGCCGCCCGTCGTGCCGAAGCGGAGAAAGGCAGGCACATGGCTCCCGCTACTAGCAAGGGCTGGCATACTATCGTACCAGTCCAACCAATCCCCAACGTCCGCCTCAAGCGTTACCTTGATACAGCGCTCAGTGAATGGTGCATCCTCCACAGCGGAGCGGGTACCGTCTTGCCTGCGGTTTGTGGCGCAGACCACGAACACGTTTGAGCCTAAGGTGTGCGAGCCCACCTTCCGCTTTCCGGAAGCCGGATAAAGGCTGCGGAGCAATGCCCGAACTTGTGGGTCGTAGTCGTTGACCTCATCCAGAAACAGGAGGACGGGCTCGTCACCGACACGGTCGAACGTCGGCCAGATTTCCGGTGAGGTGAACCAGCCGTCCCTTGTCTTGCTGTCAGGAACCAGATAGCCAATGGTTTCCTGCGGCCCTTGGCCGTTGAGGTTAACATCCCATACCTTGCGCCCCATCGCAGGGCCAAGGACATTGCAGACCATGCTGGTCTTGCCAGCACCGCCCGACCCGACGATCATCAGGAAGCGGTTGGCGAGGAGCGCTGCCTCAGCAAGGGGCAGGAGTTCGGATGGGCGGATTGGATTGATTGCATTTGTCGATTTCATTTCGTTCTTTTGTTTTTGTTTTGCGCTTCAACTAGGCGGTGAGCTGCGCCGGAGACAGGACTGTAATTCAGTTACAGGATAACGTCAATGATTTCATTCACTTTTATTTTTACAGGCTTTTTGCCAGTATACGCTAAGCGTTTTATGTCTGCCTTTAGTACTTCCACAATAGTGTTCTCGACTTCATAGATAGCGCAGTAAATATAGCCGCTACCGTTCGGTGTTCCGGCATACACATTAGGCGTGCCGCCGATAGCTTTCAGCGCAGCAAGCCGGACTTGCAAGTCAACCAATTGCTTGGCGTTAGATTCAAAGTTAAGGTTAAGGGATACAGGGTACATGTTTTTAGTTTTGTTTTGTGTTTTGTGCTCCATCTCGGCGGAAAGCTACGCCTTTGAAAAGTCTAGACCGTCTTGACTTTCTGCTTAGATTACAGAATTTCCGGAGATCCAAGAATTTCCGGAGATCAAAGAATCGCCGGAGATTACAGAATTTCCGGAGATCCAAGAATTTCCGGAGATGAAAGAATCGCCGGAGATTACAGCATCTCCGTAGATTGCAGAATTTCCGCAGACTACAGTATGGCCGGAGATTACAGCATTGCCGTAGGCGACAGAATTTCCAGAGATCCAAGAATTGCCGGAGATTACAGCATCTCCGTAGATCCAAGAATTTCCGGAGGCTGCAGCCTCGTCGGCGATCCAAGCATTGCCATCGTGGGCTAGGTTGGCTTCCGATTCTACCCAACCGCCTAACTCTCCGGCGCTCACGTTCCCGAAGGCCCTTAGGGCTTCGATCCTGTAAAGCGTCACCCCGTCTTTTTCTTTCGATTTGTTTGTCAATTTATATTTCATGTGTCTTGTTCTGTTTTGTTTTTGCGCTTCAACTAGGCGGTGAGCTGCGCCTTTGAAAAGTTAAGACCGTCTTAACTTTTTGATTTGATGGTGCGCTCAAGCGCACACTGGGCCCGATTTCATAGCATAAAAGGTGCCAGCGTAGAAGTATCGCTTGGCATGGATGTAATAACTATCCATGCCGCGCACCTTGCGCACTGTGTAACACGGTCTTTCATACTCACCGTAGGCGAGATAATACGTGGCAGCATTCAGGATAGTTTTGGCGGCATGCGCTTCGGCATGGGTGGAATAAGTCTTATACGTGGTGGTCATGGTGTTTTATTGTTTTTGTTTTTGTCTTTTGAAAAGTCAAGACCGTCTTGACTTTCAGAGCCGAGCCCCTTTCGCCAATGGTGGCAAGTCGAAGGCTAAGGTGGAGATGCGGGTTGGTAGCCATAGGCAAAGCGTACGGCCTAGGACGTTAGGCATCGGCTTGCGCAGGTCTTGCAATGCAGCGGGGTTCTTGATGGCTAGGTACTGAACCGCAGCGGTGATTTGAATAGTGGACTCTTGTTTCATGTGTCTTGTTCTGTTTTGTTTTGTTTTGTTTTGTTTTGGTGCTCCATCTCAGCGGTAAGCTACGCATCAGGGAAAGTTAAGACCGTCTTGACTTTCTGGTTTTATCAATGGACGCCGGTTGCGACGGTGACTCCGGCCATGCGGAATGAGCCACAGGCATGCGACCCATCGGCTAGGCAATCGCCACACTTTCCGGGGCATACAAAGACCCGCTCGCCTGCCGATTCCCGAACGTTCTTTGCATAGGCAGCATGGCCAGCATTACGCTTGCTTTGATACGCTTTGCTTGTCATGTGGTGCCCTGCTACGGGCACGGCGATGAACTCCCCCCTTGTGATGGGTAGGGTGAGCATGATTCCCTTGAGCATTTCGTCATGCCTGCTGCCGGATGAAAGGTTAAGGGCGTAGTTTGTTGGCCACACGTAGCCCGACAGCTTGAGTTGGATAAATTCAAGCCAGCTTTTTGAGTAGCCATAAAGTTGAAGGTCTGGCCGCTCATGGCAAAGACCCATCCAAAACTTAAGGCATTCTACGCTGTGGAAATCACCGTCCACATAGAGACGGACGGCGACGCCGTTAGGTAGGGCGAGGAAAGCCTTGCGGATCAAGGCCCGCCCCTCACCGCTTCGGAGTAGCATGGAGTTGGATACTTGTCTCCCCCATGCGTTAGGTTGACGCCAAGCGGTTTTACTATAGCACCACTTTCCGCATTCACCGTAGCCAGCACAATCTAAGATTGCCATGCTGCTGAAGCAATAGAACGGAAGCTTGCCATTGCCTCTCGTGAATATGGAAAAGGCAGCGTAAGGCTTGCTGACGACGTCTAGAAGCTTGCCAATGACGTCCTGCCATGAGCCATTCGACACGGCCCGAGATGGGTTATCCGCTAGGAAGCGGAGCGAACTATTGGTCGCCCCGTTGATTAGGTCTGAGGCAATGCTGAGCCCCAAGGCGTGGGGCATTTTAGGCGTGTAGTTTTTCATGTTCTTTGTTTTGTTTTGTTTTGTTTTGTTTTGGTGCTCCATCTAAGCGGAAAGCTGCGCGTCGGAAAAAGTCAAGACAGTCTTGACTTTCTGGTTTGAATCAGGCGACAAGGCCGGAAATGACTTCCAGCATGGCGTTGGCCTGCGCCTCAGTCATTGTCCCCAATGTCTTGAGACTTGCGAGAACTTGTTCGAACGTGTAACCGGTTCCCTCTTTCTGGTCGCCGGTTTCATCTTGGCTTTTCGCCTTGTCCTTCCCGCGGTTTTTCGACGCGTCACCATCGTAAACCACTGCTAATAATTGAGCAATTCTTTGCTTCGTGACCAACCCAACCGCGTTTAGGAACTTGCTGGCGTCTTTTCTGGTCATCGTCGTCGCATAACAAGCTTCAACCAGCTTGCGCGTGGCTTGCGAATCGTCGACGTTGCCCCCTATCTTGGACCATTCATTCGCAAGCGCTACTCCTGCAGCTTTGAAGTCTTCTCCGGCAGCCTGACATAAGGCCGCGACGGCTAGTGTCAGACTATGTGATGCGGTGGCGCAATTCCATAGGGCAGCGGAGGCGTCGGATGCGGCGGTTTCAATCGTGATGTTCATTTTCATGTTCTTTGTTTGTTTGTTTGTTTGTTTGTTTGTTTGTTTGTGCAGGCATTCGTCGCCTACACTACCTTGACAGGGCAGGGGTCGAACCAATCCACTTTCCCCCGCTTGGCTGCTTTGCACAATAGATACCGATCGGTAGGTATCCGGCGTCCGGTGACCGGTTTACATCTTACCAGTATGCTGTCGCTTTAATGCGCTTTTTGAATAGTTATAATTCATTGAAAATGAACACGTTGCACATAATAGTCAATTCCGCATTATGTTCATTGTCACAAGTTGAATGGTGCCGGATGCCGGTTTTCAGCGGGACGCCACGGGTGGGTGCGCAATTTTTTCTTCTTCTCTTGATATGAATATACCCTTAGAGGAAAAAATAATTGAAGGTTGACGAGGGCATATAAACAGGGTATTCTGGTGCATCTAATTGCATATGCCTACGGAACAAAGCTACTACGACAGGAACAAAGAGGCCAGAAAAGCCTACCAGAAGACGTATTATGCAGAGCGTCAGGGCGAGCTACGCAGGAAAAGGGAGCTTGAACCGCTACTACATCCCGATAAGTACGAGAAGAAACGAGCATATCAAAGGGAATACTACTTGACCTTTAGGGCAAAGCTACTCAGCAATAAAAGAATCCGGTATCGGGATTCCGGAATGAGGGATGGGGGCTGAGGATTCCGGAATGCGGGATGAGTTGTATGACAAATAATGTACACTATTTGCCACTAGAAATTTGTTAGCTAACAAAAGACTAACAAGTATGCAGCCAGTTCTCTCGCGCAGTGCAGATCGCGCTTGCACGTAGCAGGAGCCAGTCACCGGACACCGGATTCAGGGTAAATGGCGTCGGCTAGTTTATGACTTATGCGTTTTCTGCCCCCCGAGAAAGTTCAAAGACTTTCTGGAAAGTGGGTATCTCAATAAATTCATATAATTCATAAAGGGTAAAAGGAAATGAATTATTGACCTATTATGAATTACCTAAAGGAGAAAGATATAGTATATAGTATAAGCCTAAAATCAATAAATAACTTTTAGCTTGACGGAAACCGGTCACCGGATGCATATTGGGTTTGCCTATGAGCGCTACTGCATGCACCACAGAAAGAATAGTTAGAGTTAAAACGGAACAAGTTTTAGTTAGACCGCGTAAGGGGTCGGTTCGCGAAGATGGTAAGGTCTTTGTCGGGATAAGGAAATCTTGTGTCAACGATGAATATTGGATTTCAGCAGAGCGTTTTGCTGAGATGCGCCTCGCCGAAGTCAATAGAGCCGTAGCGGTTGCTGAGCTACGACGGGCTAAATCCAAACTACGCAAAGCCAATAACCTACGCTATGCGCCAGCCTCAAGCTTTAGAAAGACCCCCCTTAGGTTTCCCTCAAAAATAACTCAGAAATGTTTTGACAATATCCCTTACGGGACTCACAGTACCCCCGACATGACAAACCAAATCGAAATGACTATCATCCCAAACTATTCCAAGTACGGCATCACGCGTGACGGCGTTGTGACCCGCGTGATACCGGCCGCTAGAGGGCGTACTGCTGGCGTGCAGCACCGTGTGAAGCCCGTCATCCACCCTAGAGGGCACCAATGGTGCGTACAGATTACCGGAGACGACGGCGTACGTAAGCGTATCCCTATTACTCAACTGGTAAAATTGATTTTCGGTGAGCCTGAAACAATTTCTTGACTTTCTAGCTAACCCGAAATAATATAACCCTGTGACACAGAACCCGCCCCACATTGTTTCTGGCCTGAATGAGTTTGACTTGCTCAACCTCGATCCGGATACGCTTGATGCCCCAGAATCGCGTTTGCGAGATGTGAAGGCGGCCAACTCAATTTACGATACCCTACGTAAAGCCGATGAAAAATCCTCCGTAAACCGGTCTCGTACGGATGCAATGTTCGATGGTGCCCCGCCGTACGACCAACGTGTCCTTACGAGCACCGGCCAAGGGAACCGCACAAACCTAAACTTCGGTGAGGCCCAGCGCTATTTGGATGTTTCGATGTCTGCCTACGTTGACCTCTATACTTCGCTTGAGCGGTTGGTCAATGTAAAGATCCAGTTGGGTGAGCCCGCATCACGCCAAGACGCGGAGGACATTATTGCCGAAGAACTAACCCAGATGCTTCGTGAATGGCCTGAGTTCCACAGCGCGTACCTTCGCCTATGTACGGAGTTTACGAAACACGGGGTCGGAGTGGCTTATTTTGAAGACCCTAAAAGTTGGAAATTCCGGGTGTGTGGATTGGGGGACTTCCTAATCCCACGCCAAACTCAAGCCTCTGAGGAGTACATCGAGGTAGCCTGTGCCCGTCGTCAGTATCTGCTTCACGAACTTTATGCCTTTGTCAAGAATCCGGAAGCCGCTGCGAAGGTGGGCTGGGATGTGGAAGAAGTGAAGCGAGTCATCCTTAAGAATGCCCGTACTTCTGGCCGCAACGGCAGCCACACCTATGCTGACTGGGAGTCTACGCAGCGGGAGATGAAGAACAATGATTTGTATACCGGTCTGGAAAACACCACAGTTCAGGTGGTCCATATGTGGGTTCGTGAGTTCGATGGAAGCGTTTCATTGCTAATGTTTGCCGAGGAATCTCCTAAGGAGTTCATGTTCCGCAGTAACAGTTTGTTCAGTAATCCTGAACAAGCGTACGTTTTATTTTCGTTCGGGGTCGGTAGCAACGGTACGTATCATTCGGTTCGCGGCTTGGGCCATCGCATCTTCAACCAGATCCAGACGTCCAATCGCATCCGTTGCCAGATGCTTGATAGCGCCATGATGGCAAGTGCGGTGATGATCCAGCCAGAAACGCAGCGTGCGCTGGAAGACTTATCCTTCACGATGTATGGCCCGTACTCTATCCTCTCGCCCAATGTGAAGGTGGTTGAGAAGGCGGCACCAAACCTTTCGCAGAATCTGCTTCCTGCATTAAGCGACCTGCAGAACCAGCTAGCCTCCAATGTGGATTTGGTCTCTACTTACGGGTCACAATCCAGCCCATACCGAAATCAACTTCAGACGGAACACGATCTTGCCGTTTCTTCGCGCCTGACGGGCTCTACAATCAATTTGTTTTACTCCTCGTGGACTCGCCTACTAAGGGAGGTCGTACGACGCGCTGTGGGCAATCCTCAGCGTGATGCGCGTACTAAGGCATTCTTTGCCCGTTGTGCTGAGAAAGGTGTAGCGGAACCTATTATCAAATCGCTGGACTTTACCAAGACTACTGCAGTCAAAGCCATCGGTGCTGGCTCTGCAGCTAACCGGCTACTTGCTCTTCGTGAATTGAACTCTATTGCAGGCTCTTACGATGACGTAGGCCGACGCAATCTAATTCGCGATATTACTTCTGAACGGGTTGGTCGTGACCTTGTTGATCGGTATGCGCCAGCAAATCCGGAGCCGAGAACTACCGTTGATGCGAAGATCGCTATGCTAGAAAATCAAGCAATGCAATCCGGCCAACCCGTTGCGGTTCTTGACAGTGAGATGCACGGCATGCATCTACGAATCCATAATCCGTTGCTGCAGCAGCTAGTGTCAGCAATTGATGCCGGACAGGCAGATCCAGTACAGTATCTGCCTCTTGTGGAAAGCATCTTCAAGCATTGCTCTGACCACCTACAGTATCTTGCTTCCGATCCCTCGGCTCAGTCTCAAATTGCTGAGACTAAACAACTTCTGCAAATTGCACAGGAGGTGATTACTAATACCGGACGTAAGGTTCAGGCTCAGCAGCGCAAGCAGCAGGAAGCCCAAGCAGGGCAGGCAGGCCAGCCACAAGAAGGCCAGCCGCCAGCAGGCCCATCCCCAACGGAGATGAAGATGCAGGAACATCAACTCAAGATGCAGATCGCGCAACAGAAAGCGCAGATTGAGATGCAGATCAAGCAATCTAAGGCGGACCAAGACATCGCCCTAAAGGATGCAGCTCGCGCCCTATCGTTCTCAGGTAATTCTACAAAGTAAACAATCTTTCAATAAATTATTTGACAAAGACCGTAGAATCAAGTTTAACTTGCGCATGCCAGCCCACAAAGCTACTGTCCCAAAGAGCCTAGAACATTGGTTCCATGATATTGCTGCTATCTCACGCCTACGCGAGATTCTGGATGACCCGATTTTTCAACTTGCCTGTGCTACACTCTCTTCTGCTGCACAGCCAACGTATTCTAGCATTATTGCTAACGGTACTAATAATGAGCGCCATTGTTGGCTCGGTGGCTATACGGACTTCTATCGTGACCTACAGAAGCTGACTAAAAGTCCGGTATCCCGTACCGGTTCTCCTGAAGAATGGTCTCATATTGAATAACAAGCAACTAATCTACCCCTAATTATGACTACACTTGAATCTGCGCCAGCATCTGACACCGCATTGGAGACCTCACCAACCAATACTGGTGGGTTTATCGAATCTCTCGACTCCTTCTTCGACTCGGTAGACAATCAGACGTCCGAATCTAATAGTTCGCCCGTCATCGAAGAAGCAAAACCTACTACGCAACAAGAAAAGCCCCAAGAATCCAGCGATACTTTAGGCGATATTGAGTTTGAGGGTAACGCAAAGGACTGGACTCCACAAGCTGCGCGCCGATTTAAGGAGTTGAAGGCTGAACTCAAGACGTATAAGGCTAAGGAAAGCGAATGGGAGCAGACGCATACCCAGACTAGCAGCCGTCTCCAAGAATTAGAGGCGCTTGCCAATAACCCTGAGTTCGATCACCTTCGTACTCAAGTTGAATCGTACGAGCAGCAGATGATTGTTACCAAACTGGAGCAAAGTCAGGCTTACCAGTCTTTAGTTGAGAAGCCGCTGATGAGTCTAGTAGGCGAAGCGGACGCGATTGCTACCAAATATCATGTAAACGGTAACGAGCTACTCGATGTGATCGCGATGAACGACGAATCACTACAAGAAGAGAAGCTAGCCGAAGTGCTCTCCTCTGCAAGTGATCGGGATAAGTACCGTATCTATAAAATTATCGAAGAGGTTAAGCCAATTCTGGAGCAACGCCGTGTTTTGCAGGAGAATGCTAAAGCAGCTCTAGCTGAAGCTGAGCAGTTGGACCTTGAACGTGGCCGCCATAGCTTGGCACAAAAAGTGCAGCAGCGTCAAGAAGCGGCTAATTCTGTGGCGAACAAGCTTCGCGATAAGGTATCCTTTCTTTCTAATGTTGATGGGCTTGACCTGAATCAAATTGCTAAAGAAGCGGCCCAGATTGACCCATCTGCACTGGATCATGTCAATAGTACGTATCAGGCTATGGCTGCGAAGATTCTTCCGAAGATGGTTAGCCACTACATGACATTGCAGAAGGAGGTAGATTCGCTTACCTCACGCCTTGCTGACTTTGATCGCGCTACCCCCAAAGCTGGCGGAGGTACTGTTAATTCTGGCTCACGTAGTGGGTCTCAAGTTAGTGATGGTAAGTCATTCGTTGATGCAATTGCAGCAGCCTTTGGAAGCTAAAGTAAAAAAGTTTAGTTTCTAGTATTATTTGGGTTGACAGTTAATTGGTTTTATACCATTCTTCTCGCGTCTTGAATTTTTGCACAGCTCTGGTTTGCTCTATCCCAATACCCGAAAGGGTTAAATATAGTTCTAAGAGTTAGGTAAAGATAAAAGGGCACCTTGAAGCTCGAGCCTATGCGCTCAGCCGCTTGCTTCAGCGGCACCGTGTATAAAACGCTTATAATTCAACAACCCCCTTCAACTTTTAACTAACTAATTTTATGGCTGTACATACTGGACAACTTTTTAATGGTAGCGGAGACGGTACTACCGCGATCGACACGATTCTCACCCAAGAGGCCAATCGTATCGGTCAAGATATCTATCGTCGTACCCTCAACACCTCGCCTTGGATGGACCTGATTAAACAGGAAGCCTTTCCTGATGGCATGGGCTACACCCTCGGCACTCTGATCTATGATCGTGCGCTCCCTACGTCCGACACTACTGGCAATACGCTTGCCGGAAGTACTATCTGGCAATCCATTGGTGCTGATACAGCGACTGCTAAGAACCTTAACAGCTCCGTTGATCAGCTTCTGGTTGGTGCTACGGATACCAATATCGGCCCTAATCAGGCTAACGGTAAAGGCTACGTCGCTTTTAGCCGCCAACTGAAGCAATACTCGCTGCAACGCGCAGTGGTTGAGTCGCCTAAGATCAACGTGGAAGACCTCCGCTTTGCCGCTTACCGCACTGAACAGCTTCGCGCCATCATGGACTCCATGACGGAATCGACGAAGTATTCATGGGAAGAGCGTTATCGCGATCAGTATGATGCTTTTTGCCCGAACCTCGTTATTTGTTTGACTGCTTCTACTACTGTTGCGACTAAGGCCGAAGGAACGAATACCTCAAGTCTTACTGGCGTTGCTGGTGCTACCGCTACTTTGTCGAACAAGATCTTGGATTCGATCTACTTCAAGCTGGTTCGCGCAGGTGCAGGCACGAATGCTTACGGTCGTGAAAACGCCCGTCCCGTCTTCGGTCTTGTTTGCTCCTCGGAAGCCAGCTACTCGCTGATCGCTGAAGCTGGTATCCGTGACGACTATCGCTACAACCAATCGAAGGTCAGTGATCTGATCGCACCGTTGGGCATTGAGCGTAGCCATCGTGGTTTCTATCACTTGATCGACGATATGGCCCCACGCTTTACGTTCAATAGCGGAACAGGGGCGTACGCACGCCAGCAGCCCTACACGGCTTCAGGCGGCGTAATCACCCTTAATGCTTCCTACGAAACGGCTGATTACGAAGCTGCTTTCGTCCTGCATCAAGATGTTATGGTCAGCCAGATCCCTAATCCGATTTCCGGTGGCAATGGCCTCACCTTTGATCCTGTCAACTATCGCGGTAAGTTCGCTTGGAAGAACATTCCTTCCGCTGACCTCAACCCTGATGGCACGATTGGTTTCTTCCGTGGTGTTCTTGCTAGCGCAACCAAGCCAATCCGTACTGAATTTGGCTACGTCTTCATCCTGAAGCGCACCGCCACTGCCGGTGCTGCCTAAACCCTAAACCCCAAGGGGCATCCGTAAAAAGGTGCCCCTTGGGTTTCCCCTTTAACCTCCCAACCACCTAATAATATGCCACCGACTTTAGACGATATTCCAACCCTCGCACCCACTGTCCCGACGGGCGATGACCTTTTTGCTGTATACGATAACGGTGCTTCTGGCCCCCAAGGTAGTCGTATCCGCAAAGTTGCTCTGAACCAGATCAACGGCCTCAGTCCTGCTGATGTTTTGGGTGCTCCTGCTGCTGCGCCTACTAACGTCACTACCCGTTTGACTATGATTAGTAGCGGAACAGCTACTATCCTTCCCCCTGTTGCTGGCGTGCTTCGTGATGTAATCATCATGAATGGTCAAGCAGCTACTACAGTATCAGTAACGGCTGTTGGCAGTGCTAGTATTATCTACACTTCAGCATTTACGGGAGTCGGTCCGACAAATGCTGCAACTATTCTTGCGGCCTCAACTGCTCGTTTCTTAAGCGACGGAGTCGCTTGGTATCGCACCCACTAAACCCTACCCTGTATCCTGTTTATTGTAGCAGGATACAGGGTTCCCTTTCTCTAAATTAAATTTTGACTTATGGCTTTAGTAACTCCTGAACGTGCGCTTGCTCTTAAAGAAGAATTTCTTGCAGCGATTAAAAATGCTCCTGAAGCGCTAGCTAATCTTGGTGAAGTTCCTATGAGAGCGCTAGCTGATCTTGGTGAAGTTCCTTTGAGGAATGCTACTAAAGCGCTAGCTGATCTTGGTGAAGTTCCTTTGAGAGCGCTAACTAATCTTGGTGAAGTTCCTTTGAGGAATGCTACTAAAGCGCTAGCTGATCTTGGTGAAGTTCCTTTGAGGAATGCTACTAAAGCGCTAGCTGATCTTGGTGAAGTTCCTTTGAGAGCGCTAACTAATCTTGGTGAAGTTCCTTTGAGGAATGCCGCACCTGTGGGAGATGTACTTACTGGTGCCGCCCTAAGTCCTGTAGCTGTTGGTGGTGCTGCTTTACTTGCTTCTGCTGGACAATTAGGCGGTGGTGAAGATGAAGCACTTCGCCAAATGAAACTAGATCAACAGGAGCAAGCCGATAAAACCCCCCTACTCGGCGTTGGCCTACCCAAGCCTAACGGAAATAGTGGTTTCTTTGATAAAGCGTTTGGTGAGGGCGCTATGATGGATGCAATCAATAGCCCAAACCGGAATATTGACCTATCAAAACCGATCCCTTTTGCTATCTCTAGGACTATTCCAGTTAATGACTCCGAGTCTAAGGCGTTGGCGTTATTTAAGACGACTTACGGTAGTTCTTTTGATCCAAAGTCTTCTATGAATAAGAAAAAGATGGCGGCTATTACCTCATTGATGGATGAACCAGAATCCGAAAGCCTTACGCCTAACCAGTTTGCTATGAAAATTTACCGTACCACTAAATAATATGCCCGCATACCTACCCATTCCAGAAGGTCTCAAAGTCCCTAAAGCTAAACACTTTGATTTGATGACTACGTATACCGTTGACGAAGGTCAATTGTACCCCCTAGCCGTTGACGGTATCGCTTTTCCAGATGTCGAAGCTCCTGAAACTGAAAAAGTAGCAGGTGAAGAAGAGACTTCTGGCCAAGAGATGCCTCCTGCTGCCGGAGCTAAAGGCCCAAACTCTTTTGCATCTGCAGTTGAAGCCGCAATGGCTAAACCAAAGATGTAAAATGTTTGATAGGTGCTTCAACCCCTTTACAGGTACGATCTCCACTACAATGGGGATAGTAATCTCCCTGCAAGATGTTGATGCTTGGCTCCGTACGTCGTCATTGGCTGCAGGTCTAGTAATAGTTCTACTATCTATATACGCTAAAATTAAGAAATTACCGTAATGAGCACGCAAATCCCCATGCCCGAGGGTCTATCCCTACCCCAAGATGCAAGCACCAAGCCATTCAAGCTAGATGGCCTATTTATTGCTGTTGGAAACTCGCTTATGCCCCTCCAATTGGGGGGAATGGCCATCCCACAAGGTGGTGGACACGACGAAGAAGGTGAAGATAGTGGTGAAGATGGCGGTGAGGACGGAGAATGCTGCCCTGAATGTGGTGGTTCCGGTAAGATGGGCGGCATGGATAGTGACATGGGCGGTGGTAAAGGCATGAACCACATGGGCAGCGTAGAACCTAAGGGTAATTCCTTCATGATTGCCATTGAGCGCTCCATGAAGAAGAAATAAACTGCTTGACACTAACCCTAATCCGGTATACCGTACCTGCATGAAGACCACTATCCTAGGCATCCTCACTATTGTGTCCGTTGTTTGCGCTTCCGCTATTCAGTTCCTGAAGACCGGTAGTTTTGACTTTGCAGTTGCCTTTTCCGGCGTGACTGCTGGAGTTGGCCTAATCAAAGCGGCTGATTCGGCACCGATTGCTAAGTGAACTCCATCCTTTCTGCTGTTACTGCTGCTTGTTTAGCCTACGTTGAGTGGGTGAAGTGGCAGAGGCAGACTCAAATCGACGACATTGAAGATGAAATCGACCATCTTGCTTCTATTGGTGACGGCGCTAGCAAGCTGCGCATCGAACGCCTTGCGCAACGCCTCCAACGAAAGCGCACTGCTGGACCCTGACCATATTACTTTGAAGGATGGTATCGTCTACCACTTTCAAGAGGGCGATCTAACTGGCCGGATGCAGAAGTTCCATAGTCAGTACAGCTATCAACGTGCGCTTATCATTGGCAATACCAAATGATCTATACGGGCCCCATAAAGCTATTCGTTAAGGGTCGTGGGGTACCGCCAGACTCCTTTCTTAGTGAGCTAATCGCATGGGGCTATACAGCATCCGGTGAAATCTTTGCCCCACGGCCAGATGGTAAGGGGGAAACTGATATTTACACCCAGATCAAGCAGGTTTTAGCCCCTAAAGGTTGGATGTCTCCGCTACATCGTAGGGCTACAATGCTTGAAGTGATGCGCGTGCTGGCTGGCTTTGAGTCCTCATGGGATTGGAACTGTGGTAGGGATGCTACAAATCATTCTAGCGTAACACCCACCACTATTGAGGCTGGTGCATGGCAGGTATCCGGTAATTCTCGTACTTTTGGGATGGACCTACAAACTCTCGCGCCTGCTGATGGGGATAAATTCCAGCATGCTATGAAAACAGACCATCCACTAGCGATGGAGTATATCGCCCGCCTATTGCGGCATACAGTACGGCATAATGGACCCATCTTACGCCGTGAGATTGATTCATCCCTGAGTCCTGCTTCCGTAGACGAGTTCATGAAGCTGCTTACGTAATAGATTATGAGTTAGTCTATAATTTAGATTGACATTTTGTCGGCAAATATCCATTATCTCCCACGTAATGTCCGCCGCAAACTACGATATCACAATCCCTAAAGGGGAAGACTTCAATTTTACGCTGAGGATTCTTGACGCCCTAGAGGCACCGTTTAATTTCAATTTGGCTGCCCCATACGGCAGGGCAGAAATTCGTGAGGAGTCTCATAAGCCTCTTGTTGCAGCCTTCACTATTAGTCCAGCCTCTGGAAATATAGCCACAACTGATGGTACTCTAAAGTTTTTGCTCTCTAGTGCTCAAACCCTTTTGCTTGATACCAACAAAAAGTATAAGTGGGATTTCTTTCTGTTTAATAGTGATCTTCGTATCAAGCTCCTATACGGAGACGTAAAAGTAGAGAGTAATATTACCTACCTTTCTTAAAGAGTGGACACATCTTCACAGTATAGTTTATCAGTTTCTAAAACCAATTACCCACTTTCTGTGGTAAATGGGACAGCGCTTACTGTTACTGTGGCAAATGGAACAGCGCTCAGTGTTACACTAAGCGGGCCTGCCGGTCCTGTACAGGACATTACTTCGTTAGTTCCAAAAACAGATATTGTTACAACAGATGTGCTCTTAGAGTCTAATAAGACTAGCACGTCTAAAGTACCATCGCTTAAATCAATTGTTGATTGGATTGTAGCGCGATATCAGCCGCTTACATCTGTACTTACAGGCACTACGGCCAGTTTCACTACTGCCTTAAAGTCTAAGCTAGACGCTATTACCGGAACAAATACCGGAGACCAAGACTTGAGTGGCTATCTTACGAAGTCTGACAACCTGCTTAGCGTCACTAATGCGTCTACTGCACGTACTAACTTAGGTTTAGGTAACATCAATAATACTTCGGATGTTAATAAGCCAGTGTCTACTGCGCAACAAACAGCACTAGATCTTAAAGCTAATCTAGCATCTCCTACATTTACCGGAACAGTTAGTGGCATTACTAAGTCGATGGTCGGGTTGGGTAGTGTTGACAA